CGCGGGATAACGCACAAAATACTCTAAACAACAACATGCTGACTTCTATGGGCGTGCATGACGGGCTTATTGAAAAAGGTTCCACGCTTGAACGCGTACAGGGAGCTGTTGCAAAAGCCTTCGGTAATACTGCTGATGAGATCAATCGTGCCAACCAGGCGGCAGATAACTTTAATCCCAAATCACTACAGATCTCTCCGCCAACTGCTGATGGCGACAAAATCATTCTCAACCTTGAAGAGCAAAACGAACTTCTGAAAATACAGGATGAGCGTCAGCGGGCAGTAGCTAAAGCCAGAATGGCGGCGTCTAAGGTTACTGACAACACTAATCAGATCGCGTCGGCTGAACGTCTGGCCGCTGAGAATTACGATCTACAGGAAGCTGAAGAAGCAAGGCGCAAAGCGCAGCAGCAGAGTGAACAGCAGGGAAAAAACGCAGCCACTCAGTTGGAAGCTAATGCCCAGAAAATTGCTGATTATAAGCAGCGCGCAGAGACTGCTTCCGAAGCAACGCAGGATTTGTCCCGCGAACAGGCAATGCTTAGGGCAGAGCAGTCGCTTAACAAAAGCGCTACATCCGGGCAAATTGATGAAATAAGGAAATACGCTGCAGCTGAATGGGATGCTGCTAATGCTGTAAAGCAGCATCAGCAGGCTGAGCAAGGGCGAAAATTCGCCGAGCAGGAAATCGTTGCAGCGAAAATTATGCCTGACGCCCTAACCGGTGCGGTGACTGATCCAATAGCTCAAATCAACCTGCAAGAGCAGCAGAAACTGGCCGCCCTCGCCAAATATCAGGCCTTAGATATTCAGAACGCTCAAATTTATGAGGATGCGAAAACCGCCATTCAGCAACAGGCGTCAAATGCGCGCAGGAAAATTGCTATTGATGAAGCCAATGCACAAGCTACTGCTATCGGATCCATCCTTGGTTCTGCGTCTCAGGGTTTTGACAGTCTGGCGACAATGATTCAGAACACATCAGGTAAAAGCAGCGGGGCATATATTGCAATGTTTGCGGCTGCCAAAGCATTTGCAGTTGCACAGTCCACACTTAGCCTGAATACCGCCATTATGCAGGCTATGGCTGATCCGACAAAATTAACTGTTGCTGAAAAAATGGCTAACTATGCTGTGATAGCATCTGCAGGGGCTTCACTTTTATCGAACATTGCCAGTACCACAATGAATGGCGGCCGTCGATACGGCGGCAACGTCTCCGCCGGCAATGCCTACCGGATTAATGAAAGCGGTGAGTCAGAGATATTCCAGGCGGCTGGTGGTCAGCAGATGTTCATACCGGACCGATCAGGGAAGGTAATTCCAGCTGATAAGGCGGGTGGAGGTGGCGGGGTGGTGCAGCATATCACCTTCGAAATAAACACCACTTGTGGCATCGATCAGACAACCATGAAACAGATTGAAGGGATGATGAAACGGGTCGCTCTATTCCACATGAGCGACCAAAGCACTCGACCGAACGGGATGCTGCAACCGAGGACTAAACGCTAATGCCAGAAACATTCACCTGGACGCCGCAACGGAGTTACAGCGTTGATCGCACACCAAACGTGGCTGTCGTCAAACTCGGCGACGGTTACGAACAGCGCCAGGCTAAAGGGATTAACCCGCTGATGGATAAATACAGTCTGGTATTCCGGGGTGTGGACGGTAAATGTCGCGTTAATGCGGCGAAACAGGCCGAGGCTTTTCTGAAAGCGCGAATGGCCGTTGAGTCGTTCTACTGGACACCATCCATGACAGGAGTGCGGGCACTGTTTGTCTGTCGCTCCTGGAATATGGTGAAGAACGGACCGCTGTACGAACTGACGGCCACATTTGAACAGGTACCACGATAAGCCGCCTCCGGGCGGCTTTTTAATTGGAGTTTTCCCGTGCGCGATATTCCAGCCGAACTCATTATCGAAAGCGTTGATGCCGGAGTCGGCGCTTTCATTGACCTCTTTGAAGCGGACTTGCAGCCTTACGGCGGCGATATTCTCCGCTTCCACTCCGGCACCAACGGTTATTTCGGCGATGTCATCTGGCGCGGACGGGCTTACCCGGCATACCCGATCGCGGTGGAGGGCTTCGAGAGCAAAAACGAAGGCACTTATGCCCGGCCCATGATGGCGGTCGCGAACGTAGCGGGCCTGATAACCGGTATCAACCATGACTTTGACGACATGCTCGGTGTGGTGATCACCCGACGGCAGGTGTCGGTTAAATACCTCGATGCGGTGAACTTCCCTGGTGGCAACCCGGACGCCGATCCGACGAAAGAAGCCGTATCGCGCTATGTCGTGGAGGAAATGACCGAAGAGACGTTTGAACAGGTCACATACTCACTGGCGACGCCCATTGACTGCGATAACGCCATCGTCCCGGCGCGCACCATTCTGGCCGATGTCTGCCAGTGGGTTTATCGCGGTACCGGGTGTAATTACGACGGGCTACCTGTCGCGGATGAGCGGGACAACCCAACCAGAAACCCATCACTGGATAAATGCTCTCACCGCCGTTCCGGCTGCCGCCTACGGTTTCCACGTCCAGAATCGCTGCCAATCAGCAGTTTCCCCGGCTCTCAGAAGGTTTCCTGATGCAAGAATGTCTGGATTATGCGGCCTCGTCGCAGGGTGAGGTGTGCGGGCTGATTATCGACAGCGCACGCTTGTTCCGCTGCCGCAATGTTCACCCTAACCCGTCGCACTATTTCCGCATCAGCGACAGCGACTGGCTGGCGGCGGAAGAGGAGGGCGAGATAACCGCGATTTTCCATTCTCATCCCGCACCCGTTCCGGTGCTGTCAGGCGCTGACCGTAAGGCACAGGTTTTAACAGGCCTGCCCTGGTGGCTTGCCTGTGGCGGACGGCTGCGTAAATTCCGTCCGGTGCCGCACCTGCTGGGCCGCCGGTTTCAGCATGGCATCACTGACTGCTACACGCTTTTCAGGGACGCCTATCACCTGTGCGGGATTGATCTACCTGATTTTGAACGCACAGACGGCTGGTGGTTGCGTGGCGAGAATCTTTACCTCAAGAACATGGCGGCTAACGGCTTCCATCAGGTGGCTGCCAGTGAGTCGCAGCCTGGGGACGTGATTATCCGCCAGCCATTTCCCGGTGCGGACCCCTGCCACGCCATGATTATGCTTGAAGGCGGTAAAGTGCTTCATCACGACTGCGCCGGACATCTCAGCAGGCGCGAGGATTACCGTATGGCATTCGCAAAGCAAACCCATTCGCTCTGGAGGCATGAACAGTGCTCATCTTTAGATTTGCGGGGCATTTACGCCGACATTTCAGCAAAGTCGAGCTGAATGTAGATACCCCTGCTCAAGGCATTCGGCTTTTGCTTGCTCAGAATCATGAATTCAAAAAAGCATTCCTTGCCTCAAGGGTGCGAATGCGCATAGCCGGTGAGGATGTAGAAATTTCTTCGGTGCAGTGGCACATGGATCGAAACCTGGAAGATGGTTCTGTGGTGCTGTTCGTGCCGGTTATAGAGGGGGCCGGACTTGAGACAGGAACAATAGTTTTAATTGCATCACTGGTGGTATCTGCCGCCTCCGTTGCCTATTCCGTCTACATGTCGCGCAACATGAAAACCAAAACCTCTGCGGAGGCTGCGGAAACCAACACCATCACCAATAACTCATTTACCAGCGCTGAGAACCGGGTGGGTCAGGGCCGGCCAGTTCCCATACTGCTGGGTGAGATGGTGGTGGGCAGCAACGTTATTTCCCTCGGTATCGACACCTCGAACAACCAGGACTGGACAGAAACAATAAGCTAAGGTGGCGTTATGTCTTCAGGCGGCGGTAAAGCATCCACCCCCAAACTCCTCGACGATAATCTCAAATCAAAACAGTTCTACCGCGTACTGGACCTTATCAGTGAGGGGCCAGTCTACGGTCCGGTAGATCAATCGCACCTGTCGTCTTTTATGCTGAATAAAACGCCGATCACTGATGCTTCCGGCAACGTCAGCGTAAATGGAATTAGTGTGGCGTGGCGTCCCGGCTCGGAATTCCAGAGCCCGATTAACGGTTTCTCTGCAATCGAAGCAACAACGGTTATTAATACCGAAGTGACCTACGATACGCCGCTGGTTCGCACAGTCACCGATCGGGATGTTACCCGCGTGCGGTTTAACGTCGGTGTCACCGGCCTTGTGCAGCAGGACACCAAAGGGAACCAAAAAAACACCTCTGTGACGCTGGTTATCGAGACTAGGGCGGCAGGCGGAGCGTTCAGCCCCGCAAAGACTGTCACCATTAGCGGGAAGATCTCCGGCGAATACCTCGAAGCACATGTGATCGATGCTCCGGATATTAAGCCCTTTGATATCCGCGTGCGCCGCATCACCCCCGACAGCGCCAGCGATCTGCTGTCTAACGGCACCATCTGGAACAGTTACAGCGAAATTACCGACGATAATTTGTCGTATCCGTTCTCAGCCATTGCCGGGGCGGTAATCGACCGGGACCAGTACACCGACACGCCGGAGCGCACCTATCATCTGCGCGGGCTGATTGTTGATGTGCCTGATAACTACAATCCGATCACCCGGACGTACTCCGGGCTGTGGGTGGGTGGCTTTAAAAAGGCCTGGACGAATAACCCTGCCTGGCTCTTTCGTGAAATCGCGAAAAATACCCGGTTCGGCCTCGCCCGGCGTGCCGGTTATATCGATGTTGATGATGGTGCGTTATATGTTCTTTCGCAGTATTGCGATCAGCTGGTGGATGATGGCTATGGGGGTAAAGAGCCGCGCCTGACGCTCAATGCCTACATCACCGAACAGGCCAGCGCCCGTGATATCCTCGACAAAATCGCAGGAATGTTCCGGGGCATCGCGCTGTGGGATGGTATGCGCCTGACTGTGTTGATTGACGCGCCGCAGGATCCCATCGCCGCTATTACCAATGCGAACGTAGTCGAGGGCAGGTTCGCCTACAGCTCAGCAAAACGCTCTGAACGCTATAACGCTGTGATTGTGTCCTGGACCGACCCGGACAATGGCTGGGAGCAGGTCAAAGAGTACGTCTCTGATGATGATCTGATTGCCCGGCATGAGTACAACGAAACCACGCTGGAGGCGTTCGGCTGTACCTCGCGCGGGCAGGCATGGCGCGCCGGGAAGTGGCTGCTGGAAACCGCAAAGCGGGAAACTAAACGGGTTACGTTTCAGATGGCGCGCGATGCCATCGGGTTCACGCCGGGTGATGTCGTTGAGCTGATGGATAACGATTATGCGGCCACGCGCCTGGGCGGGCGCATTGTTGCCTGGTCCGGGCGTACGCTCACTGTTGATGCTGATGTCTCCGGACTGGTATCCGGCGATGACACCATTTCTGTGATGGGGCGCGACGGTAAGCTGGTTAAATACGCCATCACTGGTGCTGCCGGGAAAGTCATCACGCTAAAAACGGTTCCTGCATGGATCCGCGCTGGCACCGTATTTGTTATTTCGACCAGCGAAGTGGCTACCCGGCTCTTCCGCATCCTCAGCATCGCGGAAACGGAAAATAACTCGGTTTACAGCATTACGACAGCACAGCACGATCCGAATAAACAGGCTGTTGTTGATGAGGGTGCGGTGTTTGAAATCCCGAACGATACCCTCAACGGGTACCGCGTGCCGAATATTGAGAATCTGCGGATCCTGAACACCAACAGCGAAACCGTGCAGGTGACGGCAACGTGGGAAACGGCCACCACCACAAAAAAACTGGTCTTTGAGCTCTACGTGTACGCGGAAAACGGCGCGGTTGTGGCGAAGTATGAAACCGATCAGTTTCGTTATGAATTTTACGGACTGAATGCCGGGAGCTACTCACTTGGCGTGCGTGGCCGCAATGAAAACGGCATGAAGGGTGCGGAAGCGCAGGTCAGCCTGATCATCGGCGCACCACGTCCACCAGCATCGGTTCAGTGGATACCGGGGCCGTTGCAGGCAACGCTGGTGCCAGTGATGTCAGTCACTGCCACCACTGACACATCGTTTGAATACTGGTATGCCGGAGAAACGCCGGTACCGCTGAGTGATGACATTGAAAACCTGACCCAGTTTCTGGGGCGTGGCTATCAGTGGACAATCCAGCGCCTCAAATTCGATCACACCTATTACGTCTACGTGCGCACGCGGAATGCGTTTGGCGTGTCCGCTTTTGTTGAAGCGTCAGGCAAACCCACCGATGATTTCAGTGACATCACCGATGCCATCCTCGAAGAAATGAAGGAGACCGAACTCTTTAAGGACATGATCGAGAATGCTGTCGAAACCAGTGAGAAAGTCGCCGGCATGGCTGACGACATCCGGGCAAACGCCGACGCACTGGACGCGCAGGCGCAGCAGATCACAGAGCAGGGGCAGGCGCTCGGACAGGTTCAGCAAAACGTCACAGAACTGAGCAGCGACGTGGATGGATTTAGCTCCTCGCTGAGCAGCCTTGAGGAGACCGTAGTAACCGCCGACGCGGCGCTGGCGCAGCGCATCGATACGCTGAACGTTACTGCCGACGGCATGACGGCAGGCACGAAAAATAACGCCATTGCCATCATCCAGGGCAATCTGGCGCAGGTCACGACTCGCCGGGCACAGACGGCGAAGAACGTGAATAC